CACCTCAATGACTCGTTTGGTCAAAAGCTTAATGTGACCTACACACACGGGGAACAGCCTGCGGGCTACGCGGCACTTGGATGGTCTTCGTATGAACACAATCCGAGTGTATGTTGCGTCACATCTGGGTGCGGTGCGACAAATGCAATCACACCGTGTCTCATCGCATATCAAGATAGCGTCCCGGTGTTTTTTATAAGTGGTCAGGTGCACAGGGATGATAATATAAGATCAAGTGGTGGTACACATCGTGGATATTTTGGTTCAGACTGTGATATCATAGATTCTGTGAAAGGTATGACAAAATACGCGGTAGAACTCGTCGATCCAAATGATACACACAGAGTTCTTCAAGAGTGTTATGAAAATCTTACAACCGGTAGACTTGGTCCAGTTTGGTTATCCATTCCGGTTGACGTGCAATCCATGCAAGTCCCCGACATGATTTCAACTCACCTAGAATTAAAAAATATAACGAGGCATTATTTACCCAATGAATTCGTGCAATTATGGAAGGAATCAAAGAGACCCATAGTTCTCGCTGGAAATGGAATACACATGTCAAAAACAAAAGAAAAGTTTAGAAAATTCATAAAAAATCATGACATTCCCTATGTTGTTACGTTCTTCGGTAGTGATTTGGGAGACGATTACGTCGGTAAGACAGGTCTCATAGGAAATCGGTCGGGTAATTTCGCTATTCAAAACGCGGATCTCATTTTGTGTTTGGGTTCTAGACTTTCAAAGAACATTACGGGGTACAATCGCAATTTGTTTGCGAGAGAGGCAAAGGTCGTTTACTTGGACATAGATAAAAGTGAATTTATGGAAAAGAAACAACTAGACATGAAACTTCATATGGATCTGAAAACCTTCTTTGATATAGAATTACCAAAAGTTAACTGGGACCAACAATGGATACAAAAGAATAAAGAATGGAGATTTATGTGGGAAGAAGAATTACCTGAAAAGAATGGTCCACTTGTGTGTCCTTATCGTCACCTAAATACATTCTTCAAAGAAAAGGGTGGTAATTCGGTGGTGACTATGTCATCTGGATCCATATATTGTGTAGGTTGGCACATGCATAGATACAAAAATGGAGACCGTTTCATCACAAGTGGTCACGGGGACATGGGTTATGAAGTCGCATCAGCCATGGGCGCATCATTACATGGTAAAAGAACATACGCAATTGTTGGAGATGGTTCGTTTCAATATAATATCCAAGATTTACAAACACTCAAACACCATAATCTACCAGTTACTATTCTAGTATTTAATAATGGTGGATACGGCGCCATACAAATAACACAAAATAATGTATTCAAAAGAGAATTCGGTACCACACCCCAAAGTGACCTTTCCTTTTGTAACTTTGAGAAAATTTCTAACGCATATGATATTCCATATTACAGGGTTGAAAACGATGAAGATATTGGGTATCTGAAACATGGAAATGGTCCAATTTTAGTTGAAATTGTTTGCAATGTACAAGGGCGTTACCCTAGACTTTCAAATAAGCCACAGCCAGATGGTACATTCAAAAATATGCCATACGAAGAAATGGCACCATTTTTAGATGATGAATTTCTCAAAGAAAATATGTTCATATCAAGAGTTTAAAGATGATACCCAATAAGTTATAAATGAAATTCATAAATTATTGTAGATCTTGTGGTTCTGATGTATGTATCACAAGACCTGCAATACTGGCGCCTTTCATAGTTAAACGTATATTTAACATGGAACCAGAATCCACGAAATCTTTATACGGGATACCAAATCAAGTGAATTACTTTCCATGTAAAACACTCATGTGTGAAATTTGTGGATTTGTGGGGGTAAATATACTCTTTGACAATGAAGAAATGGGTCGACTCTATTTAGATTACAGGGATGAAGGGTACAATAAAGCTAGATTGAAATACGAACCAAACTACAAATGGGATGCGTTTGACATAAGACATGCGTACGTAGACGACGTATCACAGCCATTTATAAAGGAAAATGTTTCAGATATAGATACACTCATAGATTTTGGTGGATACGATGGTTTAAATACACCTAATATAGGAAAACATAGACATGTGTATGATATTTGTAATGTGGAGTCAAAAGTTCCAATTACAGATACCCTTTTCAAATGTGATCTCATGACATGTATGCACGTGTTAGAACATGTACCCGACCCAAATAAAATTATAGAAGAAATGAAGGGATTTTCAAAGTATTACTATTTTGAAGTACCAAAAGAGAAAATAGAAAACAAGGAATTCTGGCATGAACATATAAACTGCTTTACCATAGATAGTTTTGTCGATCTACTCTCAAGGCACTTCAAGGTTGTGGCTACAAAGGAAGATAAGTTTTTACATGTATTGTGTGAGAATATCTGATGAGTAAAAGTTGTGTTTATTATCTTTGACTATTCTGTTAAAAACGTCATACACATGTTCGATCGATAAGTCTTCATGCTTCTCAATTACTTCTATCGCGTAATTGACATGCATCGACTTCATACCAGAAAGTAAATATGGAATACCAGATTTTTTGTATGATTCCACCCACTTATCGGCATACACAAGAGAAGGTAACAACTTATAATCACCCTTGTTTTCCATATGCGCGAGTACATATTCGGTCTTAGCGTTGCCAGAACCACGCCCGAATCCACCAAATGTCACATCCACTATGTCAGCCCCGTTATATAATGCATCTATAGCCTTCACAGATGCATTTTTAAGGTTATCATGTGCATGAAATCCAATAGACCCGTCATAGTGTTGTTTGATAAAATTCAAAATACTACGCATCTTATAAATTCCTAGGTTTCCGTATGTATCCGCCAAGTAGAAATACTCTATAGGAGCATCTTTGATAATTTCACACGTTTCCTTAATCTGTTCGTCAGACATCTTATCAATTCTACCAATGTTTATACACACGTCATATCCCAAGTTCTTGAGCTGTTTACACATATCTACTGTCTCATGAAGTAAAGTGGTGTTAAGCTTGGAATCATCTTTGTTTTCACAGTGATATGCGACCAAAACTCGAACCATACTCACGAGTGATTCTGACCTAGACACAAAATCATCAATCGTAAACGTACCCATCTGCGCCATGAGCGCCAATTTGCATTCGGGTGTCACGACATCCTTGAATGTTTCATTTATAAGGGACTCGGGTGTATAAAACCATGGACCGGAAGAATGTACAGTTCGTCTAAAACCAACTTCACAGTATTCGATTCCACACTCCTTCACAGTATTATAACACGCCCTAGCATGCTCTTTACTGAAATACCAATCATTTACATACCCACCGTCACGTAAAGAACAGTCAAGAATCTTCATTTATAACAAAGACTATCTAATCTTTATATAACTCTCCCCTAATTCAGTGATATCCCTTATTTCCCACGAAGCCCCAAACCTATCGGCCCACTGTGAAAGTAAAAGTTTCTTTTCGTACACGAGATCAAACTCCTTATCGAATAATTCATCTCTAACATATCGTTGTGTGACACATTTTACATCTTTTATATCTATAAAATCAAAGTACCTATCCTTTTCTATGATGACGTGTTTTTCTCTCTTACACGCGGCACTAAATCTCGTGGGAGGTTCACCATCCCCGTAACACCCCCATATTCTCAGTGAATATGCGTTGGGTATGGTTTGTATTCTCTTATCGATGATCCATTTAGACAATCCATATGGATCTGTTGGTGGATCACCCCTGAGTGCCGCACCACTCGAAAAATAAATCAATTTGCCTTTGAAAACTCTCGTCACATTTTCAAACATGAGAATATTTTTGTGCGTGACGTCATAATCATCTGGTTTGAGACGACTTCCACCAACCACGGCACAGTGAATAACGACATCGTATGTATGTTCATTGAAATACTTTTCAACCGCGAATTGATCCGTGAGGTCTAGTTCTTTCCGTGTGACACCTATCCAATTAGTATCTTTCAGTAGATTCCGCCCCACAAAACCATTTGAACCGAGAACGCACACTCTTTTCATTTACTTAAAGTAAAAACAATACTTTAAGTGAGATGTTGTTTCTTATAGATTTGGACGGGACTCTCGTAAACAGTGATCACCTTCACTATGAATCATATGCAAAAATACTTGGTATGAAAGTCGAACAAATACAGGAAATCGTGGAAACTATTGGAATGACAAATTTTTTAATTGATTTTCCGGACCAAAAAGAGATTCGCGAGAAGAAATTGCAAGAAATGTTAAAGATCGAATATATTGAACTCGTTAAGAATGCAGATAAGTTTATAAATTTCATCAATGATAACGACATAAATCACGTGGTTGTCACAAATTCAAATAGACGCGTTGTTGAACACTTTAAAAATAAACTTCCCATACTTAACAAAATCAAGAATTGGGTAGTACGTGAAGATTACGTGAATCCCAAACCAAATTCAGAATGTTATAAACTCGCCATTGATTTGTATGGAAAGGGTGAAACACAGGTACTCGGTTTTGAAAATTCAAAAGAGGGATTACATGCATTAACAGGTGTGGTCAAAGACATATTTTGCATTCAGCCACATACAGACTACTTAAAAATTATAGATGTTATTAAAACACGATGCCCAAAAAAGTTTGGTATGCCCCCAACAAATTTGAATCGTATGGCGAAGAAGAGATTGAAGCTGTCATTCATTGTCTCCGCGATGGCTGGCTCGCTGGCTTTGGGGATCGTTCTGTTGAATTTGAGAAAAGGGTTTCAGATGTATTCGGGAAGAGACATGGACTCTTTGTAAATTCCGGAAGTAGTGCGATCCTTTTGGGTTTGTGTGCACTTAATCTTCCAAAAGGTTCTGAAATCGTAACACCGGCGTGTGGGTTTTCCACTACCGTCGCACCTATTGTCCAATTAGGACACAAACCGGTGTTCTGTGACGTAGAACTCAACACGTACGTCCCAAGTGTTGAGCAATTGAAGAAAGTTGTCACTGAAAACACGGAGTGTCTCCTTCTTCCAAACTTGATTGGAAATACACCGGATTGGAAGGCCATTCGAGAAGCGTTTCCAAATGTAATTTTATTTGAAGATTCAGCTGACACTATCACGAAGACTGAGTGTACGGATCTAAGCACCACAAGCTTCTACGCGAGTCACGTCATCACAGCTGGTGGCGTGGGTGGTATGGTTATGTTTAATGATGATGAACATCTCAAAAGAGCTCTCATGTACAGAGATTGGGGTAGAATCGGTGATAACATCGAAGAACCAAGTGAGCGTTTCAATCACTCCGTCGACGGCATTCCGTATGATTGGAAATTTCTATATGGCGTCGCTGGGTATCATCTAAAGGCGTGCGAAATGAACGCGGCGTTCGGTCTCGTACAGCTCGATAAGCTCAAAGAGTTTCTTAAGAAGAGGCGTACCATGATTGAACGCTATCTCGAAAACCTTAAGGACACTGAGTATTATACACTCCCAGATGATTCAAGAAAACCAAACTGGCTTGCGATTCCGTTACAGTGCCCGGATAGACTTGAATTGGTCAAGTACCTCGAGGAAAACGATGTTCAAACACGTGTGACGTTTGCTGGTAACATCACGAGACATCCAGCGTTCAGAGAATATCTCCAAGATTTCGAAAATGCAGATAAGATCATGAAGGATGGTTTCCTTCTAGGCGCACATCATGGGTTAGATACCGAAGACGTGGATAGAGTGTGTGAACTCTTAAAAAAATTCAAATAGCTTAAAACAACTAATTTTTAATATATAAATGCCCACTGCTCTCGTTACGGGAGGATGTGGGTTCATCGCATCCAATTTTATCAACCGGATGAAAGATAAATACCCGGATATTGTTTTTGTTACCGTTGATAAAATGGATTACTGTTCAAATCCCAAAAATATACATGAAGGAAAAGCGATTATTGTTAAGGGAAATGTGGGTAACGCTGAAATCATAGAACACCTCATACATGACTATAAGTTTGATTACGTGTTTCACTTCGCTGCACAAAGTCACGTGGATAATTCATTCGAAAATTCACTTACGTTTACTAGAGATAACGTATATGGTACACACGTTCTCATAGAGGCTTGTAGACATCATCTACCAAATGTTGAATTCATTCATTTCAGCACGGACGAGGTTTACGGTGAAAGTGTCACCGACGTGCCATTCAAGGAAAGTGAAACCGTTCTTAAACCAACAAACCCATACTCGGCATCTAAAGCGGCAGCCGAAATGGTCATTCATTCATATATAGAATCATTCAATATGAATATAAAAATCATTAGGTGTAACAATGTATATGGACCAAATCAATACCCGGAAAAACTCATTCCCAAATTCAAGAAACTTCTCAAAGAAAACAGAAAATGTACCATTCATGGTACAAGGAGCGCCCACGTAAAAAGAGCTTTCATACACGTGGATGACGTGGTCGACGCGGTGGATGTGGTTTGGAAGAAGGGTGGAAATGGTGAAATATACAATATAGCTTCAGATTATGAACTTACCGTCATGGATGTTACAAAACTCATCATAAAAACCATAAAAAATACTGAAAATTATGATGAATGGATAGAATATGTAACTGATAGACCATTTAATGATCGAAGATATTACATATGCGCCGATAAATTAAAGTCAATTGGTTGGAGACAAAACAAGGGGATTGATGATCTTATTAAGTTTTTTATTGAGTAACACCGACCGACGCAACTTGACGTGTCAACGCTGGCACTTGAGCCGCGTTCGCATTCGCCACCACCTTTTTACCCTTGAACATCATAAACAGACACATGAACAGCATCAGCATATTAAGAGCGGCGGAAAATCCAGCGTATCCCATCTTACCCTTCTTGTCAGCTGGATCACACTCGTTTATCACGTGTATCAACATGAAAGCACCAACCGCACCCATCAAAGAGAATAGCACGTAGAAAGCAGAAAGTTCAGCGGTAAACAATTGAACTGTCAATAGAGCCGTAACAACACCCAACGCCATAGCGAGTGTGTGACTGAAATACCCCTTTATGTTCTGCAATTTCTCGGAACTGTCGGTTTGTCCACATTTATTCAATACATTTACACCGAGAGCCGAGACCGAGATGTAAAACACGAGCAGAAATATGATAGAAATAATCGTTCCGGGTTTCATTTTAAGATCGAATGTCTGCTTTTGTAACTGCTTCGCAGTGGACACAACTGGAGCAGCACCTTGAAATTTTTGATAACCTCGTCCCATGGAATCAACCGTGGCGTGTCCCATGCTGGACATGCCTCTACCAACCACAGCACCCCCTTTCATGAGACCACCACCGGCTTTCGCTGAAGCGGATCGCAGGGTCTTAAACATTTTATATTATATTTGGAGAAAATTAATATCAGTACATAACAGATGGAAAGCAGACAAAAATTTGTATTAACCATTCTGATATTGTGCTGTGTTAGTTGTATAGGTGGTGTGATACTAACAACAACAGGGGCGCTCGAAGCTAAACGTTCTGGTGCGATAGAAGGCACAGAAGAGTTTTATGTAAAAAAGTTTGAACTTGACAAATTGAAAAAAATCCTCGTCGATGCCGTCGCCGCAGACACAGTCATAACACCGAAAGAAAAAACTGCGGGTGATTTTTTAGATATCGATGAGTATATAGAATATAAAATACAGTGGTCAGCTGGCAAAAAAGTGAGAGAAGAGATAGTCGCTCGGTCTCAGCCCCACATAGACAAGTTAAAACGGTGGTGTGCAAAACACTATGACGCGCTCGAGAGATTTAAAAAATCAGAAACGTTAATGATTCTGTATTTGGACGGTATGCAACGCACACCAATTCAATTTTATGCGAGATACATGGATAATGTATCCAATGAGGGCAAACAGCTACTTAAAAAAGTGTGCAAGAAGTAGATGCACGTAGTACAATCGATATACATCATATTAATGCTCCTGTCTTATGTGTTTCAGAAGACAGGAAGATTAACGTTCGAAGAAAAGTGTAAATTATTAGAATTCACGGGTATGATAGTCAGAGAAACTGTTTTTCCTCCTCTTCCCGCTCTTTGTAAATCCGGTACAGGGTGTATAGACCTATCGACGCACCAAGAAGAGAATACATCGAATAATAGTTTGAACCCTTCCTGTATTGATACAGTGACCACAAAAGACCAGCTAAAACTCCTACTGTGATGTATTGTGGGTCAAGGTCAGATAAATCCTTTCTCTTGTACACATCGTTTATTTCGTACATAATCTGATACATACCTAAGGATACAGCGGTCGCAAACAAAAGGGTATCTGTATCCATTATAATTATTAAAGAAATTATTTCTATGTTAAGTACATAATGAACGCCCCAGAAAACGTCCTCTCTGGATATGATGACAAATCGAAAGAAGCCCAACTCGTGATTGAACGAGTGAAGACTCTCGCTAACCGATACAAGAAAACTGGTATCAACAAGGAAAACATATGTGGTATCGTATCGACACTCATGATGGAAGTCAACAATATTAAGACACTGAAGGGGCCAGAAAAAAAGGAACTCGTAATCGATCTCATTTATTCCATTATAGAACAAATTGACGAGGGAGAAGAAGATTCCGAACTTGAGGTCGTTCTCAAAAAGATGGTCCCACCGATGATCGATAGCTTCTCGGTGATGCTAAAGATAACTAAAGGTTGTGGTTGTTTTGGTAAATAGATGAAGTTTCCTTCACTTGAAACAATGGTAATGTACGGTATATATACAATACGGGATCTTGTTCTGTATTCAGAAAATAAGCTTGTACAAAGGAACATACGAGTACTTAATGAGTGTAACACATGTTCGTTTGTATTTGAAGGTCATGTATGTGACAATTGTAACTCTATTAAAAGAGAGAATCGAATGATACTCAGATAAAAATGCCGAGATATCCGACTGTCACGACGTATACGACGCGCCATTTTCGTGCATTTCGAAAGTGATTGCATATGTTGCGCCGAGCGAAAAATGATAAAAGCACTCAAACACGAATGTTTGAAACGAGGAAACCGAATACATAAATTTGCCGCGTGGGTGAGACGAAAGTTTGGAACGCTCGTCATTCAGAGAGACACGAGTTACGGGGATGGAACTTCTATGCCGTGTGTTTTGTGTAGAAAGGTGATAGAAAAACATGGGTTGCGTTGGAGAGCCTATGATGGGGATAGGTGGATAGATAGTTTACATTCTAGTCACATACCCAAGTCAAAACCAACGAATAAACAGCGCCGTCTTTTACGATTTGGGCTTAATGATGAGTCCGAGTGCTGACTCAAGATTGTTCTCATTTCTCTTTAGAGGCTTTTCTCGTTTGAGTTTCAAAGTCTCATTTTTACCGGTAGAACTGTTTATTTCATCCATCTTTTTTGTGTTTGAAATAATCGGTATAATACGGTCTTCTAGGGGTTTGGAGTTTATCTCCTTAGGTTTCTCTTTGTCTACGATACTATTGCTTCTAAATTCTTCTATGGTAAGGTCGCCACCAAACACGTCTAATTGTTCTCTCAGTGGCGCGATCGTGATAGATCCAAGTTTGTTGTACAATTTCTTGCGCATGATGATTATGTTACTACATATGATACCACCTCTCGTAATGCCATACTTGTCTATGGCATACCGCTTCATGCAACTCCACGAACAAAATCCACCGCATGTATGAAATTTATTCCTTAGTTCGTCATATTTATATGGCAATTTAAGTATCTCACCTTCAAATGGATGACAGCACCACCAACACCACATAGTTTAGGACTATGTGATTGTCTTTAAGTGTTATTTTTTTCTCAGTAAACCACAAACATGGGAGGTGGTGGAAGTTCCACTATAAACCAGGAGATGAATATGTCCATGGTGAATGACATATTGTATGAATCTGTGACCAACAATGAAAGCTATACCCAAAATGAAATGCGAAATGAACAGGTCCTAAATCTTAAAATAGGAAGAAACGTTGGGTGTAACATAGAGACCGATCAGACCATTAATTCAACTTTCATGGCAACGACAGAACAGATATCAAATAGTTTTCAAAACGTAGCGAACGATCTCGTGAGTAGCCTACAGGCGGGTGCCAGTGCGGCATTGGACAAACAAACGCAAGCGGGTAATTTCCAATTCGGTGATAAACAAAATGTAAACCAAAAGATTAATACTGAAATTGAAAATATAGTTAAGACCCAACTGGAAACGAATAACCTCACCGAGACAATCAACAAAGCCGTAAACGTTCAAGAAGGGAATATCGAGATAGGTGAAACCATATGCTTGAATGGCGAACAATTGTCGTTCAGACAAAACATATCCGCTGATCTCGCGGCGCAAGCGGTCACAAAGAACATTCTTACGGCTGTGACGAAGAATTCAGTCGTCCAAGATACCATAGCCCAAATTGACGCAGAAGCGAAAGCTAAGGCTGGGGGTGCCGCCGAAGTCGTTGACTCGGTCGGTAATGCGGCGTCGAACGTGATCGGTGCGGTGACAGGACCAATGAAATACGCAATAATGGCCGCCGCTGGATTATGCTGTATGTTGGTAATCGCCATGCTAGTCATGGGCCTGTCTCCAGCGGGTCAATCTAAAATGAAAAACGTGAATATGAGAGGTATGAAGATGCCTGGTGGGTTGCCAGGTATGAAGCGCTAAATTACATTTTTGTTCTCTGTGGTGTACTGTGACCACTAAAAACAAAAATACATTTACAAAGATTCGAGGTGTTTGATGAGGGCATCGCGCTTGTTCGCCTCCGCAAGTGGAATAATTCTGGCGAGCTTCTCTTCGTCATCGGTGAGTTCTTTAGCCATACCATACACTATGTATGGGTTAACAAACTTCTCTGGGGCTGCATCTCTCACGTAGGCAACCGCCTTGGAATCGCCCTTAAGGTTTTCTCGCATCCTGATGGATGCAAGCCATACGGCCAATGCGAGGATGGACACAATCAAAAGGATCGTGTTTATGTTCGCGTTCTTCATTATAATACATAAAGAAATAATTTTTCTTTAAATGAATGATAGTGAGCATAGACGTAGGTATACGTAATTTAGCTATATGTCGTTTTGATGATTCATGCAATTTGGTGATGAACTGGGATGTATCGGGTGTTCCACCTGAGTCAAAAGATGGATTATTCGTGTCTATGCGAAACCATCTCGATGAAAAACCTTGGGTATTGGACACGGATACGATTCTCATAGAAAAACAACCGGACCGCAATAAGAAGATGAAAATGGTAGAAAATTTCTTACACGCATACTTTGTAATAAAAGCGCCTAAGTCCGAAACTATTATTTATGACGCAAAGTTTAAAATCCCGGATGTGTGCGGACCGGGTAAAGCGCAGTATCTTAAACGTAAAAAGGTATCAATCGAACGTTGTGAAGCGTTTTTGAATGATAATCCTATAAATGAACATTGGTTACCTATATTTAAAGAATCAAAGAAAAAGGATGATCTCGCGGACACGGTAATGCAAGCCATCAGTTTCACGAAGCGCACGGAACCACTCAAGAAGACCGTAAAGAAAAAGGTCATTCCAAGAAGACCAAATCAAAATCAGAAGGAAACAAGATACTCAAAATCAAATTTAGCTTGGATATACCTTAATAAACTAGATTGCGAATGTCTAGAAAAGAATAAGCGGTTCATGAAAGATCTCAGAAGATACTATAAGGGGATAGACGATATGAAGAATGATCTAGATGAAAAATATCTTAAATAAAGTAATGCTCAGGTATGCGGCTACATTCAAAGAGTTTCCACGAGTGATAGAACTCATACACAAAAGAGGTGAAAGGGTAATAGTCGATTACGCAAAAGAAAATTGTAGATTATCGGAAGCTTATGAAATAGCAGAGACTACGAAGAGACTTATCACATCCGTTCCAAGTGGTTCAATGTGTGCTATAAAACTCACGAGTTTTGGTTCGAGAGAAAGTGAGACAGATGCCAGAGATTATGCACATTCTATCATAAAACACGCCAAGATGAGAGGTGTAAAGATATGTATAGATGCCGAAGACGTATTGTATCCAGAAATATGTTATACCATGATGGCTGAACATAACACAAAAGACGATGTTCATGTGTATAAAACCTATCAAATGTATCGTAGATTTGCGATTACAGAGCTAACGAGTGATATAAAAGATGCACAATTAGATGGGTTTAAATTGGGTGTAAAACTAGTGAGAGGCGCCTATTTAAAAAGACAACCCGGTTTGCTCAACACGAAATCGAGTGTGGATAAACAATACACACAAGGTATGGCGTATTCACTCGCATGCCCAAACACCCACACAATGTTAGCAACACACAATGAACGATCTCTCATGTGTGCGAAAATGTTTGACAAAAGTCAATATGTGACGGCACAGCTTTTAGGACTAGGTAAAAATATGGACATCGATTACAGGTATGTACCAGTTGGTACTCTGTTGGAACTTACACCTTATCTATTGAGACGACTCAAAGAAAGAATGTCATGGGATTAAAGATTTGAAACTATTTTATGTAAATGCAAAAAGATGTCCTGGATCATGGATTTGTTAGGCTCGTTGACCACATGCCTACAAAAGACTTGGATGCGGCCATCGTACAATCCGCCAGAGTCTCGTATGGAGATGGGACTAAATCCTCAAGGGGAGACCGCGGACTTATTCGATATCTCCTTAGACACTGGCACACCACCCCCTTCGAAATGGTCGATTTCAAATTCCACATCAAAATGCCAATCTATATCGCTCGACAGCACATGCGCCACCGCATGGCCAGTATCAATGAGCTCTCCGCCAGATACTCCGTCGTACCGAAACAGTACTATGAACCAGACGTTTTACGCGGGCAATCCAAAGTGAATAATCAGGGTTCAGAAGGCACGGTTGACGTCGGGGAAGAATTAGGTGGAAAGGTAACGAATCAATTGAGTGAATCATTTGAACTCTATCAAGACCTCCTCGACAGGGGTGCCTGTCGAGAACAGGCCAGAGGTAACCTTCCACAATCGACATACACGGAATTTTATTGGAAGATTAACCTTCACAATCTCATGCATTATTTACATCTTCGTATGGATGAACATGCACAGATGGAGATTCGTCATTATGCGAATGCCATATACGAACTCGTTCAGCCTCTAGTTCCCGTAACGATGGAGGCATTCAAGGATTTCCGACTCAATGCGATGCATTTAACTGGCCCAGAGATCGAATCCATCGCGACCGGTAAGCGAATAGATTCACCCGGTGAACGTAGGGAGTTTGAAGAAAAACTCAAACGACTCAATATTAATTTGTAATGAAATAGTAAGATGGTATCAAACAACGAAGCCGCCAACGCATTGATGAAATTGAAAACATCCAAAAAGCCAAAGGCAAAGCCAGGACCAAAGCCAAGGACACCCTCAGCAAATAAATCAAATAGTATGAATAAAATTGCGAATGCTTTAATAGCAAGTAGATCAAACAAACCAAAAAATAACAACAACAAGAAAAAGGTTGCGTCAAACTTCTTACAATCGTTGTTTACGCCCAGAAAAAATATTAAGAAATAATAAATGCTCAGTGTGTACCAAAACCAAATAATGGCGTCCCAAAAGAAGTTCAAGAAATTCGGTAAGAAAATGCAAAAGCAACGCGCGAAAGATCTCGACAATATGAAAAATAGATTTTCAGAAATCGCGGAAAGTGAAAAGAAACGTTCTCAGGAAATTTTTGAAAGTCACCAGGAATTCTTCAAGACATCGAAGACTGAACAGCCATCGGTCGAAATAGTCGAAAGTTCTATAGACTTCTACGAGAAATAAATACAAACCAAAGAGTTAGTATGGAAAAAAAGATAAACGAATAATGCCTTCCATAGTCAAGCATATTACCCGCACACAAAGCACATAACACACTGTATTGTGCGTACCTCACCTCTCGACTCGTCCTTTTTAAAGCTCTTTTCATGGATGCTCTAGATTGTTCCAAACCTAGAACAGCCACATTTATATTACGTATCCGAGAAGGCATCTCCATCGATGTAGATACCATACCTTTGACATCGATCGCATCGGATACTTGTTCCTTCATGAGGGGTTCTAAATATTCATAATAATTAAAATTATCATCTAATTTTACACACGTACCTTCTATAGTAGAGAATGCTTTAGCCAAATACACGAACGACGTAGGTATTATGAATGGTTTCTCGATGGCGAGTGACATGAGTATTTCGTCGTTCATCAATTCATCTCGAAGATTGGTTCCATCGAGTGTTTCGAGGTAATTAAGTGTGGTCTTGAAAAATACCTCGATGTCACTCGTATCACTCGTCGTGGGAACGATTACTTTCAATTTTACGAGTGTGTCGACTATACCCTTTGTGTCACGGTTTATTATGTGTGAGAACATCTGCTTAAATCCATCCTTTAGTTCATCGGATATGTCTATCACGAGACCAAAGTCGTAAAACACGAGTTTTCCCTCCTTTGAAAACCCCAAATTACCGGGATGGGGATCTGCATGGAACATGCCCCTATCCATGGTTTGAATCATGTATGAACTTATGAGAGCTTCACACACCTTTTTACGATTCACCTTTTTACTCGAAATTTCAGATAGTTTTTCGGATTCAACCATCTCCATGACTATCATATCATTCGTGCAATAATCATCATACATCTTTGGTATCTTGACCCACTTGATTTTCTTAAATGCAGTTCGCATCCTCTTTGCGTTGTCTATCTCATTCGCATAGTCAGTTTCCGAAAGTAGATATTCGATGGATTCATTTAAAATGTAACCCGATGAAGTGCCGGTATCGATTCCAATTTTTTCCAAAAATGTAACAATGTCTATTATATTATCTGTATCATACTTCATAATATTATAGATATCCGGGCGTTTGAGTTTAACGACCACGTCTCGTCCATCGATGAGCCGAGCCCTGTGAACCTGACCTATACTAGCTGATTTAAAAGGTATATGATCAAAGTATGAAAAATTGGGTATTTTTTCTAATATATTATCTACATATTCCGCATCTATTGGTGGTACATCATCTTGTAAAGATTCGAGTTGACGAGTGAATTCTGGGGGGTATAAGTCGGGGCGCGTCGATACTATTTGTCCTAGTTTTACAAAAGTTGGACCCAACTCCACGAGTTGATCCTTGGTCCAAGCACCAAGTTTGGCTTGATCCTTTTGGATGTATTTTCTCCATAGAAATTCCCCAGCGAATTTCCATGTTTTTATTCGCTGTTTACGTTTGTTATTTGATAATGACGGTAAATTTTTATTATAATTACATCGCAAAGTCAACATCCTTATGTTATCTAGATATTTTATTCTTTAAAGTAATAGGTGTACCATCCGGTAGATACCATTTAGTTATGTACGTCATACGATTTGGATCCCACGTGGTCCTTGCGATCACCTTTGGTTTGCTCTGTCTCAAGGTGCGTTCGATCATGTCTTCTCTACTTCCAATCACCCGCCCCTTGTGACCCGGTACAGCCGTTTTAAGCGCTTGTGTTAGAATTGGATTCATCTATACATGTTTGGTGGTAAATCTTTAATTCTGATAAAAATCAAAAAATAAAAAAATATTTTTTTTTCACTTTCTTTTAAAAGAAAAAAGTGTAAAAAATAAAAATAATTTTTGTAAAATTTTCTGAGAATATAGTAAATGTGGCAAATATTCATAACCCTCTACGTTTCCTACTTGATACTCGGTCCACATTGGGAATCCAAATTGATAGAGAAGAAACCATTGTTATGGGTAGACAGTGTGAAGGAACTTCTTCGAAGATCTATATTCATATCATACGTCTCACTCCTGTATACCGCGTGGTTCTTTTATAGCCCCTCGTATGAGACGGCAATCAATGCCATCATACTTTCAGTAGGTGCCATGTATGGATATTATATTAAATACGGACCAGAAAAACCATTTCCAATGCACGTGATACTCAGTGTATTTCTCCTATTCGCGACGATGCCTCATTTAGACTTTCAAACCGTATTGACCGTGTGTCTCATGTTATTCTACCACCTCACGCAAAACGTGTTGTATTTACCAGCCTAAAATTTTTAGTGTGTTATTATAAATGCGGGTACACGTAGTGGGCGCTGGTCCAACTGGTATGTCCGTCGCATGGGAATTACTCAGGTCGACCGAACATGAGGTCATCGTATACGATCGCAAACCATCGGTGGGTGGAGCGTGGTGGGAACCATTCACTACTCAAAGAGATATACACGCACATAAACTCGCGTTCGATAATGCGTTCGTAAACACGGGCAGTTTATTCAAAGAAATGGGAATCAAATGGGATGACATATTTGAACCAAAAGACATCATGGACATGTATCGTGTGTTATTCAAAAATTTACACATTGAGGATTACATCACGCTCACGTCCCTCGCTTCGAGAGTGTTAGCTCGTCAAAACAAATACAAATCCATATCCCTCAAAGACGCAATCGGTGGTCTTTCCGAATCTGGACAAAACCTCATCCAGACGCTCACATACGTGATGGACGGAGTGGGATGGGAAACCATGTCTGCGTATGAATTCGTCAATAGCTTCGACCACGTCGGATTATCTAAACAGTATACACAGAAGGTTTCCGGTAAGGTCATGAACGACGCGATGCAGCGCGCTCTCATCGAAAAGGGTGCCACATTCATGTTCAACACACACTTGTCCAGTGTTGAATACACAGAGGATGGATACGTCGCCACATTCGCTGACGGTGTAAAAATAAACGATGGTCTTCTCGTATTGTGCGTGGACAACAGCAAAGCACTCGAACTCGTCGGTGATAACTGGGGCGAAGATGCTCCTAAAAAGATTGGACCGAGTACATACGGATGTATAAACGTATTACTCGACTACGACGAACCGGTGAAGATGCAATCAGACTTACACATAGGAATGAATACAGAACTCAGATTACAGCCAGTAGTACTTTCAAACGGTACCACAGTCTCGTGTGTCATATGCGATCTCACGGATGATGTATTAGCCATGGATCCAGACGCGCTCAAGGCTGCGGTCATAGAACAACTCAATCTCCCCGAACCAATGAGATCTCGAATAGGATGGGGTACGGAGTGGAAAGATGGAAAATGGGTGTTTGAACAATCATCGGGTGTTTTGAGTCTTCACGGACAAGTACCATTCTTCGGTAAAAGTAACAAGGTAGCTTTGTGTGGTATGATGTCCCCTAGAAACACACCATATTCGAGCATAGAAGCCGCCATAGAGGTTGGACGTGCATTTTGCCACCAAGAATTTGGTACGCGTAAACCTCACCAACCCATTCGAATCACACTCGTGTTATTCGTACTTATAGCTTTGATTCTAATAATTATATATACTAGAAAATCATGATTCCAATCGATGGTCACGTGTATGAACCCATGTATGAATATAACGACAAACGATACATACGCATAACCGTCAACGACAGAACCCGTGATTACATACACGGACTTCAGGAATCAAAATCAAGATTTATCATGAATAGACAAAACATGGATGACCCACTACAAGGAAATGTTTTGACCATAAAAGTACCATACAGATACAGACGTGTGATGTGTACCGTCGAAGGTGACACACCCGTACAATCTCTAGCTAAGGGTGACTTAGTCAAAATAATAGCAAATTTTAGTGGCGCTTGGAATGTCGCCAATCACAGTGGATACGCTTGGGTAATTAAGCAGATTCAGACTCCTTCTCTTCCTCCTCCTTCTTCTCTGGAATCTCAATTTCCTTGAGGCCATTTTCTTGGAAACCCAAGAAAACACGGAGACTTCCTTGAAGTCTGTGAAGCTCTTGATACGTAGCTTCGATGGCTTCTTGGATCTTCTTGATGTTATCTTCAACGTTCACAGATGGCATGATTATGTACTCTATTAAAGTTTGCAATCTTTAATACAGTAGAATGCTCACGAGAAGTGGATACATAGTGAACAATCCACCTCCTGAATTAAAAAAGGAGCTGACGGTAAGAGCCATAGTGAATGATGACTTTGGGTTCCCCCCTCCACCTTTTAAGGTATTTAGACCAACTAAGAATGGAATCTGCGTTCCAAGATACTACGGAATTAGTAAACTGGGAGAACCAAGTGAGGATAAGAGACCTGAACCTACACGGACTCGTGTCAAATTTCACGGAACCTTGCGAGACGCTACCCATCAGAACGCCGCACTTGCTGCGGCTATTGATGCGGGTCACGGAGTCCTCAGCCTACCGTGCGGCTTCGGGAAGACCACCGTTTCATTGGCCATAGCGTGTAAACTGGGGTACAGAACCATGATCATCGTACACAAGGAATTCCTCGCAAATCAATGGGAAGAGCGAATCAAACAATTTTGTCCGGGTGCGACGATCGGACGGGTTCAACAAAACAAAAAGGATGTGGAGTGTGATTTCGTCATCGCAATGTTACAATCACTTTCTCTCAAAGAATACACATTCGGTGATTTCGATAGCGTAGGAACACTGATCGTAGACGAAGCCCATCACATATGCGCGAAAGTATTTAGTCAATCACTGTTTAAAATGTGTCCAAAACACATATTTGGTTTGTCTGCGACCCCAAATAGAAAAGATGGACTCACGAAGGTGCTTCACTGGTTCATGGGACCAACATTTTTTGCCGTAGAACGAGAAAATCAACAAGACGTGGAGGTGTTTCCCATAGAGTTTGAGTGTCAGAGATTCAGGGATCCACCACCGTGTACGAGATTCGGTAAGCTGTCCCTGTCCACGATGATTACGGAACTCACGGAGAATAGGGAACGAAACTCCATGCTCGTTGGACTGATTAGTCGTATCGCGAAATCCACGAGACAAATCCTCGTGTTAAGTGATCGACGCCAACACTGTATGATGCTTCACCAGTGTTTTCCAAAAAGGTCAGGTCTTTACATGGGTGGTATGAAGGAGGCTGATCTCGCGGAATCGAGTACAAAAAAGATAATATTTGCTACTTTCAGTCAAGCACATGAGGGCTTGGATATACCTTCTCTGGACACGGTCATTCTTGCGACACCGAAATCGGATATCGTCCAATCCATCGGTCGCATCATGAGAGAAACAAAGGGTAAGAAGAATAACCCTAACATATACGACATATTTGACCAATGGTCCGTATGTCACGCCATGTATAACAAACGACTCCGTGTATATAAACAGGGTGGTTTCAAGATGCCTAAGATGAAAGAAGAAGAACCAGACGTTTTTTCGCTTGGAAAATGCATGATAAATTTGTAGTGTAATATCAGAATGTCACGCGATAAGAGGAGATATCATGAACGTCTAAGTGATTTACAATATCGTAATTTGACGTTAGATGACGTGACACAAGCCGGTAACCTAACAACAAGAGGCGCATATTTTGACGGAGACTTGGAAGCGACTGGAT